AGTAGAGTGCGTTCGGTGAAGCCGGGCCATGACTGGTCTGGCGTAGTGATCGTCTCACCGCCAGGTCCGGTGGAGACAGTTAACCGCTCAACCGTGACCGTCTGGCTGTCCACAGCCGTAATACGGAACTGATTCCCGTACAGACCCAGAGAGAAGCGCTGAATACCCTCCGGCAGTCCGGTAAATGGCGTTCCGGCGGCGCTGTTATACGCCAAAGTAATGTGCGCCCTGACTTCCGCCGTGCCGCCCGTAGATTTAACGCCAGCCTTGTTGACCGGCGTATCGCCGAACACGGCGGCGGGCAAGGGGCTGTTCGTGATGGACCCGCCAGCGAACGGGCTGCTGGCTTCACCAATCTCAAGTCGTCCACTGTTATCACGCGCGATCAGGCCAGAGCCTGAGAGCTGTGAGGTGATCGACGAGACCAGACCCGACATGGTGACGTAGTTGGTAACCAGCGATACCGGATAGGTCGTGCCCTGCCAACTGATGCTGAAGGTCACCGGCGCGGTGCTGAAATCGTATGTCGTCGGCGCGGCGCTGGCTGTTATGGTTGCGGCACTGCCGCCCACCCCGGGCACCGCCGGAACGCCCGGGGCATAGTTGGCGATCACAAGGTCATAGTCGTTGCCGTTATAGTTCAGCGTCACCGGCAGGCCAACTGAGGGAGCAAGCTCCTCTATCCCGCCATAAATGACGCTGTATCCGCCGGAAGACACGACAGTATAGGAGTTGGGGGCCAGCACGGTGATCACCGTTCCGACCGTCCACGAAGGCGGAATTTCCTCATCACCGCCGGATGCCGATACGTCAACCAGGGTGATGGTGTTGCCGGACACGACCAGAGCATCCGCGATGATACTCACTGTTTCCGGGCCGCTTGAACCCAGATCCAGACCGGCGGTACCGGAACCCGTATTCCCCACCTCTGGTGAGTTGAACCAGTTTTCGGTGCGGGTATCGCCGGATACCGTGGCGCCAGGTGGATAGAGGGTATAGCGCACGTCAGTACCGAACGCGGAGATCGGCGTATTGCCTATCTTGATGTCGGACTGGTTAATCACCATGTCGCCGACGCCCACGCACAGAAACATGCTGGTTTCCATGCTGGTCTCGTTGACGAACCGGCTTACCGGCTGCATCACGTAATCAGGCCAGACCCGGTATTTCCCAAAGATTTCCCGGATGGGGTCACCCAGTTTCGCCGCGTTTGCTTTGGCCGGGTTGAGGTCAATCTGATCGCCGCTCGCCGCCTGCGCCCCACTGCCGCCGGGCTGAGACATCGTACTCATCATGTAGATGCTGTACGCCGCAGAAGCGACAGCTACGCTGACCGCAACCCAAATCGCGATTTCTGCGCCGGTACCGTAGGGAACAGGGTACATTCTGACGTCAGTTTCACGTTTGATGACGCACAGCGGCCACTCTTGTGCCGGAACGGGTACGCCGTCGATTTCAACTGCGACCGGGTGCTGCTGATCCGGCATCCAGCCCTTCACATTCTGCGCAAACCAGGCGCTGAGAGTCATGGTCTCGTGTTCGTGCGTTTCCAGCGGCTCTCCCTGCAACCGGGAGGGGTAGATTCGTATCGTCACTGATAATACTCCACGCGGACGAAGCGGCGCGCAAACCGCGCCAGAGGCAGAAAGGTCACGTTAGTGCGGGGGTTGCATTCAGCGGCGCACAGCTGGCCGTCAATCTCGACCACGATGGCAACGTGCGTCACCACTGAACCGGAATAACAGGCAATGCCAGCGCCCGGAGCGGGGTCACAACGTTGCAGGTCAGCCATCAGCCCGCGCGCCTCCCGATCCAGGCCGTTATCATCCTTTGTGACCCCGGCAAAATCAGGCCACTGCACCAGACCCAGATCGCGCCTGATTTCATTAACGATGCCAAAGCAGTCCAGCTCGGGGTAAACGCGGCCGCCCTTCTGCCACTCGACAGAACGATATTTATCAGGATTGAACATGGTGTTTTCCTACTGGAGGTAACGGAGGCCCGGGAAGTTTGGCAGCGTGTAGCGGTAGCGTGGCCAGGCGGTATCGAGGATGTTCATGTAGCCTGCGGTGATAAGCACCTGAGTTGCCGTCCAGTACCCTTCTTTAACTGCCATGGTAAATGGCGGAGACGCAGGCCCGGAAAGATCAGTCGAGATATACCGGCGGAATGTCAGGGATGCATCATTGAGGTTATCCAGCGCGTTACGGATTGCGGTTGATACCACCCCGTCAACATTGCTGATTGCTAATTTCAGATCCTGAGTACCGTCTGCATTACGCGCCGGTAAAGCCACATCTATGGCTGAAGCAAGGAAAGTTGCCTGAGCGCCAGTCTCCAGCGTCACGGCAATATCATCCCAGCCGCGGGTAAGCCAGTAATCCTGTCCGCCAACAGTGATCTGCAGCGTGTCAATGATGACCTCTTCACCACCGCTGGCATAAAGCCTGTCCAATATTGTCATGCTTCAGGCCACTCCCTGTTCAATGCCAGGTCAATAATGTCCTGGTTAACCACGAAATAAGGAAATTCTACCCAGCCAGGAGGAAGCAACGGTCTTTTCCACAATTCCAGGGTCGCTGAGAATCGCCAGTAAATTGGCGCCACGAGGACAGGGCCATCGTAAATATCAGTGAACCGGCACTTGTAGCTCTCAACCCCGAGAGGTGTCTGAAGGCGCATAAGAAACCATGCCGCACCATCAGAAATGGTATCGCGATACCATGCTTCAAAAAGCTGAGCCTGCGCATCTGTCGTGAACATCCAGGTCACACTGGCTTGCGTTGGCGTTGATGTGTACTGCCTGCGCTGCCTTGCCCGCCCTGATGTTAGTTGAGTGCGAAGTAATGGGCTTATTGGTTTAAAACCATATCCGTCCTGCAATGGCAGCGGTAAATATTCATGCGGGTAACTTACCTCTGCCATTATGCTGTCCTCCGCTTAGTGTTCCATCCTGAGGATAGTGCCTTAGACCCTTTCCCCTTACCTGTGGCAAGGTCATTTACCATCATCTGATACCCTTCAATGGCTCCCTGACGCTGCGCCTCTTTGACCATCAATATTGTCCTGTCGTCAGGATTTCCGTTGATGGATATGGGGGACCCTGTAAAGTTGTAAACGTTTTGGCTTGTTGCGTTGTGCGAAGCATTAGCTGCGCCGGTTCCGTAACCCGGCTTGCTCAGCGTCGCATCCAGCCCACCATTGCGAATGGCCTCAAGGTTAGAGACTCCAATGCGCTTGGTTGCGGCAGCGTCAAACACGTATTCCTGCCCGTGCACAACGCCAGATATAGACCGCGTCGCCCCATTTCCTGTGTAGCCGCCGGACATAAATCCGGTATCAGCCACAGCCTTGATATTGGATACGATGCTGGCTGTCTGTGCGGCTACTGAAGCCATAGCGATGATGTTGGCAGGGAATGGACCATTAGCGGCCTGAGCGATACCAGCGTTGATAGCAACCATGGACTGGGCGATAGCATATGCCTTACTGGCGGCAAACGCGGCCTTATAGATAGCCGACTGCTGACCGAAGCCATCAGACAGGATTTGCAGGCCGCTATCCATGAAGCTTTGTGTGGCCGAGGTGATGATCTCGTACTTTTGCCACTCGATAGCCTGATTGGCCTGCGCCGCCTGCTGACGTATCGCAGTCATTCTCGCCTCGCCTTCCGCCGTGATCTGCCCGGCCTTAGCGTAGGCATCCTCCTGCGCCTGCAGCCACGCCTGCAATTGCTGCTGAGCCTGATCTAACTGACCATACTGGTTTTGCAGACCGTTAAAGGTGCCTGACAGCTCGCCACCCGTGGGAGTCAGGTTGCCAATCACGCTTTTAACAGTTGAAGGAAGCTCTACGGGAGTGTTCTTGTAGATGTTGGTCCGGGTTTGTTCATACTCGCCAGGCTTGAGCTTGCCGGTTGCCCTGGCCTTTTCCAGTAGAGCGATACGCTCACGAAGCAGGTCGTTCGTCTGCTCATCCTTGCTCTTAACCTGATCCTGCATCTTCTGGTAATCATCCAGCGTCTTAACCTGGGTGGTAAGAGTCTCCTGAAGCTTGTACGCCTGGAGAATCTGGTCAGACATCGCCAGGATAGATTTCTGATCACTGGTCAGTTGAGCCTTACCTTTCAGGTCTGCAATCTGCTGTTCGAACTTAACTCTCGCCTGGGTGGCGCTGTTGAGATTACCTGTCGCATCATATTGCGCCTGAATGGCTGAGGTTTGCTGGCGAATCTGATCGAGGAGTCGAGTTCCGGCATCTTCAGTATAAGCTTTTCCCTTAAGATCCTTTGATGCTTGAGGGTCTTTATACATCTCATTAATGCGGGATAATCGCTTTGCGTACTCTTCGGCAGTGATTGCCCCTGCATCTAAAAACTTAGCTTCCTGCTGTATTGCTTTAGCTCGACGTTCAGAATTAGTCAGATATTGCTGCCCAGATCTGTCTGCCTCTTGCTGGGTTTTAATCCGTTTCTGCTCAGCAATATTTGCGTTAGCCGCAACTTTCGTCAGATCTGTTTGTAGGTTAATGACCGATTGGAGGATATTAACATCAGCTTTCGCGTCACGACTCAACCCAGTTACGTTACCCCAGATATCCCTTGTGTAACCTGAGGTTGAGTTCTTAACTTTGTCTTGAGCTTCAGAAAGCCTCTCTTCGAGTGATTTCTCACGACCTACATTCAACATCTGATCCCAAGCGGATTTAGCAGCTTTCCCCAGAGACTCCCATGCACTTTCGAGAAACCCTAAATTTTCATGGATATCACTCGCGCGTTGCTGCATGGTGTTGGCGTAGGCATCAGTGGCAACCCGAGCAGCTTCCTGTTGCCTGCCTTCTTCCTGTAAGGCTTTAATCTGGTTGTAGGTTGCCAACGTGAGGAAGTGATACTGGTCGTTAAGTTTGGTGATGGCAACAACCGGATCTGCAGCAATATCGTTGAAGTCGCCAACCAGTTTATCGGTAGCAATGCCAGTTGCGTCGCTGGTCTTAACAATAGCGGTGGCTACTCTTTCAAGAGAATCACCGGCAACCTTCCCGGATGACACTAACTGATTTAACGTTGATGCTGCAGCACCAGTGGTCGAATTGGCAGCATCGGATACGCGGGTCGCTATGTCAGCCAATTGACCGGACGTTTTGCCGACCTGATTACCAGTTAGCACAAGTGACTTATAGAAATCATCCTGTTCTTGTGAGCCTTTGTAATACGCCAGACCCAGCACGCCCACAGCAGCAGCAGCCAGAGTAAAGGGATTCACCAGGCCCATTATGTAAGAGCCGACCGCTTTAGAGGCCTGGCCTACCCCACCAAACATGTCCTTTAGCTGCCCCCCTTGCTGCAGGAATACAGTTAATGGATCTTGGCCAGCCTGAAGGCTTACCACAATATCAGTCAGCTGAGCTGGGACCATTCGCATTGCAGCTGCGGTTTGCTTGGCTGACATGCCAGTTTTGTTAAGCTGGTCGGAAAACCCGGTCAATCTGTTGCGAGTCGTCTCTATCTGTTTCGAATAGGCATCGAATGTCTCGTCGTCAATCATGTCCTTTGCTTTGAACTTCGATAACTCACGCTGCTGCTTATCAAGCTTATTAAGCGCTGCGTTTACCGGGTCAATTCTGTCCAGCAGGTCAGACAGTGCATCAGCTTCTTCCTTGGTAGCCTTCTTCACTTTGTTAGCGCTATTTGATGCCTGATCACCTGCTTGTGTCATCTTTCCTAAAGCGGATGCAAGGCTATCAGCATTTCTCTCTGCACCAGTGCTGTCTATGATGATCGCAAGCCGCGAAGTCTGCTCCGCCATGATTATCTCCGGGCATAAAAAAACCCGCCGAAGCGGGGTTTATATGAAGTTTTAATTACCTTGATGAGGTGAGCATCAATTTACCGTGCTCATCCCAGACGTTTACGCTTAATCTTGTACCTTCATTGGCGCTACTCATACCTATCTCAGCTTTACTGTTTTTCAGCCCTTTCATTTCGAAAGTAGTAACCCTTCGGCCATTTGCAAAATAGCTGCTCACGTCTTCCTTATAAAAGGACTCGCCATCGACGGTTAATGAGGCATCGCTTCCGGAAATATTCAGTTTCGCATAACGCCATTTGCCACTACCCAGCTGGTCTCCGGAAGTTATATTACACTCAAGCGACACACTGCCATTACTACATTCAAATTTTGCCGACTCCTGAGTAGACTCTTCTTTATTTGGCAGCGAAGATTTCGGATCTCCAGAGTTATCACAGCCTGAAAGTACACATATCGCCATAACCAACAATGCAATTTTTTTCACCCAGCAAATCCCCATTGGTAACATTTGGTCACATCGTATCAGGTGCTGATCACGAATCAACCTAGCGGGGTGCAATGCGGATACAAAAAAGCACCGGCGATTGCCGAGGCTTATTTCTTCTTGCGGTCCTGCTCCTGCTTTTTGGCCCACTCATCGCGCCATGCGTCATCAAGTGCGAATATCGCAGTTTCAAACTCGTCGCGGTCTAGCTGTATGGGTCGAACAGACAGGTATTGCTCGATGTCTCTTATGCTGAGTGGCAGCGGAGATCCAGTCATGCCTGCGTATGCCCTGGAGCGGGATATGATGGCGTAGGCACTGAGTATTTCGCCGGTTACGCCGTCTATCTCAGGCTCAGGAACGGGAGGCAACTTTAAACGCTCTCGCTTCCATCGCTCCTTCTCGCCCTGCTCGCCGCCGTACTGGTTCAGCCAGGCTTGTGCTTCTGTGACTTTTTTACGGTTTCTTTCTTCTGCTCCGCCTTCCCTTCGGCAATCTCTGCTGCCGTTCCGAGGATCTGCCAGTAAAGCTCCGGGCGCTGCTTAAGAAGGGCCACCCCTTTCTCTGGCGTGTAGTCGATAGCAACCTCTTCCCCATCCACCGACTCGCCTACCCCTTCCCAGTCCTTCAGCAGGTAGTGAGCGCAGTTCTCGATAAGCAGATCGTCAACAGAGTCGATGTCATCGACAGATGAAAGGTCGAAATCTTTTGTGCCTACCTTGTAGGTAGCATCAAGCTTTTCAATGTGGCGACGCACAAGCGCGTTACGCGAGCGGTAGTGGTGATTGTCAACGCTTCCGACCTTCAGGCGCAGGCCTTCAATAGGCTCAATCCAGCGCTCACTGTTCAGGTCGATACGGGGTGCGATAATAATCATTGAATCCTCTGCATGAAAAAGCCCGACCCACCATGCAGCGCAGGCCGGGAAAACGGAAGTTAAGGCACGGTAACGGTGATTGCAGTTGTGGCGGTATAGGTCCGCGCTTTCGCAGTGATAATTGCTGACCCTTCAGCGACGCGGGTAACCTGCGCCGTCTTCTGGCCTGTTGATGCTACCGTTGCCACTGCCGGATCTGATGACGACCATTGCACCGTGTCAGTAGCGCCTGCAGGCATCAGATTGGCCGTCAGCGTTACGGTAGAGCCTTCTGCGCCGGAAGATGTTGCCGGGGTGACTGCGATCGCCGTAGATGGGACCGTAACTGCACGAGTGATGGTAGGCGGTACGTCAGCGCCGGTAATGTTCAGCTCAACCTGTACGATGTCGGTGTTGACGCCATCAGGCCAGTC